CTTAGTCAGAGAGTAATTAGAAAGAGTGAATTCGGTAAAAGGTTGTTTGACCTTATGATAGAAAAAGGCTGGAATCAATCCGATTTAGCCAGGAAAGCTGATATGGGAAGGGATAGCGTATCCACTTATATAAGAGGTAAATCTGTTCCAACGCCACAAAATCTTGAGCGTTTAAGTAAAGCACTAGGCATATCTAGTGAAAAACTATACCCAAATTATTCAGCAAATGCTGCTGCTTTAGAAGAACCAATCATGCAAATAAAACAAGTCAATGATGACTCAGGCAAGATGTGGTTGAATATATCGATGAAGGTCGATAGCGAAAAAGCAATAGCAGTAATGAAGATTTTATACGACAAAGATTAGTATGCAGTTTCTTACACAGAAAGAAGTTTCTGCATTGCTTAATGTGTCGATTCAGACGATCAAACGCTTACGAATCAAAGGACAGCTCCCTACATATTACGTTGGATCGAGGGTCAGAATACCCAAGGAAGCTGTAAGTTTATATTTAGAGAGGAGAAAATGCCGAACCCAAAAAAGCCACCAAGGATGGAAAAAAGCAAATATGGAACTTATTGCGTTATATGGCACAACAACGGAAGACAGAAACAATTTAGTTTACGGACAGAAGATTTACGAACAGCAGAAAATCGTTTCGCTGGATGGCTGCAAAAAATAAGAGCAGAAGAAACTATTGATACAGATCCTTATGTTGGTGATTGCTTAGACCTATGGTTTCAACAATGGATTAAGGGACAGATGTTATCTGAGATACGTTATCCGTCTGTAATTCGAAATTTAAAAAAATATTTTGGAAATAAAAGAGTGAGTGAAGTTAATAGAGATCACGCAAAAGAATACAGAATATTGCGAGAACAGACTAATGAAATAGGTAGAGGTAAATGCTCACAAGCTACGACAAGACATGAATTGCAAAAACTTAGAGCGTGTTTTAGATTTATGGCTGAAAGGGTAGAGCCAAAAGAAAGAAGAATTAGTAAAAGCATTATTCCTTATATAGATCTCCCTCCACCAGCTCCAGCAAGAAACAGAGTTTTAACAGATGAAGAGCTGGAAAGATTAGAAGAATATTGTGTAAATCCATCTAGCAATAAATTCCATAATCAAGGTGGTTACAGAAAAAGATCAAATAGAATATCTAAAGCATCTAGGTTTTTAATGCTTGCAATGGAAACAGCGCAACGTAAGTCAGCAATATTAGAATTGAAATGGGAACAAGTTGATCTTAATTTAAACTTGATACGTTTTTTGCCTTACGGAAAAAATCAATCAATTAAGCAAAGACCAACAGTTCCGATTAGCACAAAGTTAAAAAGTTTTCTTGATATCGTAATTCATGAAAAAATTAATAATTATGTTTGTGACTCTCCATCAGATATTCATTATCAAGTATCTGTCATATCGCATCAATTAGATATACCTGGATTATCTCCACACGTTTTACGGCATACTTGGGCAACAAGAAAGATAATAGACGGACATCCAATTGAAAAAGTAGCTGAATTTCTTGGTGACAATCCAGATACAGTTAGAGAAAATTATATGCACCTCACACCAGATTATCTTCGCTCAGTTGTAGATTGAAAATCGACACTATCAACAACCGAGGGAACTACCGATTCTCGGTTGAACAACCGATTCTCGGTAGTTGGATGACCACCAGAGTACCCTACAAAATCTACAAGACATTCTAAGAACCCTTAAAACCCTTGTCTGGTTGGAGATCGACAAAAACCTACATTCCGATCTCTGGTGCTGCCGGAACTAAGTAGTTCTCGAAATAGGGAATAAAGTCAATGACTTATCTGTATGGCTAAGGTTTTGCTCGGTAGTTCAACCACCAAATAGCTGTCCTACATTGTAGTATAATTCTATGATGGCCAACGGATCAGACAAGAACCAACAGATATAAACAATAATAAAAGTAAGCTTGTTAACTTTTTTTTCTATCGTTCACCAAACTTACGTTGTCCAGAGTTGTTTTTGCTTCCAAATTTTCTACTCTTAGATCCACTTGTATTTTTACCAGTTTTACCAATTTCAAGCTCTTCTCCATAAATTAATTCAATGAATTCCCTAGAAACCCATTTTTTAAAATCGGAAGATGTTCCGAGAAATGCAGCTGCTCCAGCTATAGAACCAGCAATCGGCCCAGGAGTAGTTGCTGCCAAAAGAGATATGAATCCAGCTCCAACAGTATCAAAAAATCCTCTAGCAGCATTGTATTCAGACGTTAGTGTATTAGGGGAGTTCTTATCACCTAAAAATGTCAATATCTTATCAGTCGCATTTGCGAAAAATCCTAATTGAGCTCCAGCAAATAGATTTTTTATATCAGCTTCATATTTTAAAGATCCAAAAACCTGTGCAATAGGATCAAACGCTCCAAAAAACCCAGCTCTTGACCAAGCAACTTGCATTAACCAAGAGAACAATTCTCCTTCTTCACTCCGTTTTTCCCATTCATCACCATTAAATAAAGCTTCTCTGGCAGTAGAAACAGCAAAATGTCCAGCGTATAATAAGCCAAACTGGGGCAAGATATGTAATGATGCCATCGTCGTTGCTGAAATAGCACCATTAGTTTTATATTCTCTATTCACCCTATTGTATGATGCTATAAGAACGTTTCTAGTGTAGGCTCTTGAAAAAGATGTAATACCGTAAACAAATCTACCGATTGGCATTTCTGCATATTTTGGGCGATCAACGATAAACGGATCTTGTATTGTACTATTGACAGCTCTGTTTATTGCAACGGCAAGTAATTTGCCCATATCGCTGAGTTCTCCAGCTTTACCAATTACATCCTCTAATGCTGGTGCTTTATAAGGTTGTTGTGATAAAGCATCACTCGCACCTCTTGTTTCTCTGGACTCTATCATAAAACTGGTAAACTGATCTAAGTCTTGTCCAACAATTCCTAGATCGAGAAAAGCATTTCTGATTTGTCTTTTTTTCTTATCGGATGTATTTGGATCTTTAAACTCCGTTGATAATTCAACAAAATATTTCAGAAAAACTCTCATAGAGCTACGTCTTTGACCATTAGTTAAACCTTGTAATTTTGTATTAACAAAGTATCGACTTAACCATTTAGTCATTGTAGGACTGTCTTGTAATGTTCCTCCTAAACGATTAGCAACCATTTCTCCTACTTCTGGATCGTCAACGACTCCTAGAATATTTGCCATTTGCCTAAAATAAACTGTTCTTTCTCTACTGGTAAGTCCAGATAATCCTTCGTCTATTAAATAAGCCATATTTTCTAGAGGTTTTTTTAAGCTTCCAGTTTGAATACCTATCGTTAAAGGTTCGGCAATACTAGACATTACAGCTCTTCCAAGAATCGCCATAGTACCCATTGTAAAAAAGAAATCTGAAGTCTTTTTTAACTTTCGGTCTGTAAAAGGATTGGTACGACCCATTATCGTATTAACATCATCCTTTATCATATCTGTATCATCAGAATTTAATCCCAGTTCTTTTAACTTATTTATTTGGTGTTCTAAATAATCTATATTTTTACCACTTTGATCTTTTTTAGGCTGACCCTCTGGAATTAGTTTTGATCCGAACCTATTCTCTTGCTCAACTTTACGAACTACAGATGGTATGTACGTGGTTATGGCTTCTATTGGATCGGTGTAAAAATCTATCATAAATGTATCAGCTTCTTTAGGTAGCTTTCTTTGCTTCATAAATTTATTTATAGAAGAGTGGGCTTCGATATCAGCACCTTGCTGCTCTGTTATCCTACTAGACCAATCTTGACTTGCTACATAAGCGAAAGCTGGTTGCAAAGATTTGTAAATTTTTTCATGGATAGATTTCAATTGTTGATCTAATTCAGCAATTTCTTTTTCTAATTTATTAATTTGTTTTTCGTTATCTTGTGGATTTTCTTTGGCTTTTTTTAAAGCTAATTCTTTTGAATAAACAGTCGGAACTAAGTTAGCAAACTTGTTAATCGCATCTTGGTCTTTAATATTTCGCTTCATTCTTGCAATTATCTGACCACCCATTGTTACTCGTTCTCGGCTAACAGGCTTGTTATCAGCCATCAATCTATACATTTCTTTTTGTTGATCACGACTGCCAACTTCTAGCTGTCCAACTTCATTAGAATAAATAACTTCGTGATAAAGTCCGTATGCTCCTTTTTTCATGGAAGGTTTATCGCTAGTTCCATCGCCATACAAAAATTCTTTTTGTTTAAAACTAAACAGAGCCATATCCAATACTCTCGGCAAATAGCTTCCATCCTCCAAATATGTTAAGGGAAGGTCGTTTTGTTTTGCATAATCGTATACTGCATTAAGAATTTTAATTCTTATTTCTGCTGCTCCATCAACAATATTTTGAGGGATATTTTGAATAGACTCTGCGTTACCTGTTAAGACCAATCTAAGGTCTTTCATTTGTTGCCCAGATAAAGCAGCTAACTTGTTTCTTCTTATAATATTTTTTAGCTCTGTGGTAAATCTTCTAGTATTTATTCTGACAGCCTCTTCGTAAATACCATTTTTAAAGGTTACTCTTGTACCTCCTGGATCTGTTGCAACTCTTGAAATTATATCTTCGATAATTTTATGAATTTCTGGATTTTTTCTGTTTCTTCTCGATATGGCAAATAAAGTACCTCTTTTTGCATATAATAAACTTTTCAATACATAATCTTCAGTTCTATGCCATGTATTAGCCAAGATACCGTTGTCATATTCCCTTGGTCTTTCGCTATTGCGTTGCTTCTCACTTTTATTAATTCGCCAAGCTAATTTTTGGTCTTTAATTAGTGATTTTAATCTGCTTTTACTTGCACCTTCATTTACCTGACCAAAGAAATCAAGTCTAGCATCAACCATGTTTTTGTCTTCTGGTCTATTAGCTCCTTGAACACCAATCCAATAATCTGATCTAATAGCTTCCATTAATCGATCCATTGCAAGAAACATATTAACTCTGTCTTGCAAATTAGGATACGTTAATGCTAATCGCGCATCAGCTCCTTCGACTTCAGATAATGTTAATTTGTAAGCTGCATCAGATTTTGTAATAAACTCTGTTGTTCCTCCTACACCTTCAACTTTACTAGCAACATAAGCTTCAAATACTCTTGCAAACATTTCTGTTGGTCGTGTCCAGTAATCTGGATCTGATTTAAATGCTACAGCAAAATTTTCTGCATCTTTTCTATACTGGCTTTTTCCTATTTTACTTCTGGTACTACCTTCTAGCACTCTCTTCAGTTGTTCTTCGAGAGCTGGTAGCTTTTTTGTGGACTTTCCAGTCTTTGCTTCCCACTTCTTTGTCTGCTCTATTTTTTGTTCTAACTCCATAACTTTTGCAGCCAAATCAGCTTTGTCAAAAAACATGGCATTAATTAAATCAGCCATTGTATCTTGGATACTCTTGGGTGTTGAAGATTGCCAAGGTCTTGCGTCTGTTTCAAGATTGCCTTTTATTCTTCCTGTAATACCTTTTGACCAATCTGTTCCAAATCTTTTAAGTAAGTGATAATCCAAAGCATGACCCCATTCATGGGCAAAGCTATTACTTCTTTCAGGCATAACGATAACTGGTATTTCAAGTATACCAGCATCTTGAACTTTAGCTTTTACACCCTCCATACCCATATTGGCTGAAATATATGCTGCGTTATATCTGGTTGCTTTAGAAGGTAATGCGAGTCCAATTTCCCCATCCAAACTCATCTTTTCATTTGGAAGTCCAAGAACATGGGACATAAATTGCAGGTTTCTGTAAGCATCTAATAAAGACTGAACAGCATTAAAAGATACTTCGCCTTTTGCAACGTACTTAAATCCAAACTTCTCTTTAACTAAATCAGAAACGATCTTGAATTGCCGTTTTGGTTCGAGGTTTACGGCTTTTTTTGGTTCTATCCCAGCATCAGTAAAGGCTTGCTGAAAAACAGATTGCCTTACAGTCTGCATCTCTTTGGCAGTTATTTTTCCTTTTTTCGTTCCTCTGGTGCTTCCTTCTTTTCCTTTTTTGGATTCTGAGGTGGACTCAAGCCCTCCCTGATCCATCTCGGTATCAACTTTTCCGATTTTCCTGGTAATGGCGTCGGCATTTAGTTCTCCTTGTGGTTTTAGTTGTAAAGATGGTGCATCTCCTTCTCCAATATCATTAAGAACGTCATCAAAAAATTTTCTTAATGCTTTTCTTTGTTTTTTAAGAGTAGCATTATCATCTGGTCTTTCTTGTGCATAGCTTGTAGCAAAATCAATTGCACTTTTTATTGCTTCCTCTTTTGATCCAAATCTTTGTCCACCTAATGGATAAGACGCACCTTGATCTGAAAGCAATAGACTAGCTGAACTAACCCATTGATTAGGAGCTACTTCTAAAGCTTGTACTGTAGCATCGACTACTTTTGTTATTTCATAATTATCTTCTGGCTTAACATCATTTCTGCTGTACACCCCATTTTCATTTGGCTCTGGGAAGTCGCCTTTTACTTCTTCTTTTTCTGTGGTTCTTGGCTTTGTATCGACCGATCCAGTATCATCGCTCCCTCTCTTGCTGATTGGAGTTTGAACTTGTTCGCTGCCCTCTTTAGTGCCTGACTCATTGCCTTTTCCTTGGTCATCTCCGAATAGGCTTTCTTGTTCGTCTTTTCCACCTTTTCTCTCCTTTAATGTTTTTCTTCTCGCGCCTTGTACTACCTCTTCTGGTTTTACATCGACTGCGAACATTTGGTTTTCTTGGCTAACATTCTCTACTTCTTGGATGTAATAGTCCAGAACAGTTTCCATAAATTTCTGAGAAGTAGCTCTAGTTAATTCGTCATTATAAAAAGCTCTGAGTAAAGCTTCTTCAATGGGGTTTAATTTTGTGTCGAAAGCATCTGTTTGATTAAGGTATTCATTAGGTTTAACACCTTTCTCTCTTAGAGAACTTATTAACAATGCAGTATTTGTTAAATTATCTGTTATATCAAATTCTGGCTTTATGTTTCCTTTAGATATTTTTGATTTTAACTGAACATACCTTGGTGCTGAAGTTATTAATGCGTTAGTTAATGTTTTAACATTGTCATTCGTACTCTGTATCATTTTCCGAATAGCAACATTATCTCTAAATGCACTTGCCAAAATAGCACTTTTCATTCGTGTTACGGCTTGATTAGTTAGTTGCCCATCAGAAGAAAATTCTTGCATTTCATTGTCTGTCACAACTTTACTAATAAATGCACTTACAAAATCAGCATTGTCTGTACTTGTAAGATCGCCCCCTTTGTATAGGTTTACGATATCTTCACCCATTGCATTAGCATCTCTAACGGCACTTTCCGTAGCAGACATTGAAGATATAGCTGGTCTGTTAGCCAGATCTGCAAACTCGCTTAGATTATCAATAGTTAAATTGGAATCTGTTAATCTTCTAACCAGCAAAGGCTGTTCATAATTACTTAATAGCTTTGCTACATCTTCCTTTACTTTGGGATCTGAAGGAGAAACTTTTAAATCTTTTGCTATTTTGTTTGTAAGAAAACTTTCAAGCTCAGTTTTATACTTTCCTAGAGAAACATCTTGATCTTGATATACCTTTGTCATGGTAATAACTCTGCCGTTTCCAGACATAATTGTTCCATCTTTGGCAATAATTGGTGTTCCATCCCCAGTTGTAGGACTATCCATTAATCGTTTAGGATTAAATATTTTTGGAGTGGCATTTCTCAATGCGTTTACTTCAGACTCTTTTGTAGTCCTATCTCTTGGTTGTAATTTACCTTCAGCTTGTTTTAGTTGCCTAATATCAACTAATACAAATTCTGTGCTGTAATATTTTTCCCCTACTGGAGTCTGTGTTTGCTCCTCTTCTTTGTTTCCAGTTAAAGTATTTAAGCTAAATCCTATTTCTTTATCTGGTGGAATTGTTTGAGGGTTATCGATCTCTAGCGTTTGTGGTTGTTCAAAGTCTTTCTTTTGGTCAATTTCTTGTGAAGCTGTTTCTTCAACTCTTTCGGCTGTTAATACCTTACTTGGGTCAACATCTGATAGCTGTTGTGGATCTGATAAACGTCTAGCCAAACTTTGTATCTCAAGATCATACTCTTTTTGTGCTTCTGCATCTCTTTGAGCATTTCTTGATTGATTTAAGTTTGCTGCAATTTCTACTGAACCAGGTAGAAATTCGGCTGCTGTTTCCACAAGAACATCACCCTCATTAATATCACCTGGTTCTCTTTGACCTATAATTATCTCACCTTGCTGGGCAGCTCTTTCGCCAGCACCACCGAGAATACCTTGGACTCCTACTTCTGCAATTGATGCAGCAGTAACTTTTTTCCATCCTTCTTTTAAAACTGGAGCTACAATCTTTCCAGCTAATCCCATTGATAAAGCGTCAAATACGGCTATAGGGATACCTCTGGCTTTACCTTTTGCTCTTGCCTTCGCCCAAAACTCTTGGTTATTTACTAATGCTTTTACTTCTTCTTCATTGTCTAAATCTATGCCGAGTTCATTGATCTCTCCAGTTAGTACCAAAGAGTATTCTGTCGCAAAAGAAGCTGGACTTGATAATATTGCTCCAGTTATAGGATTTGCAGTAACAAGTGTTCCGGCAATAAAAGAGCCTATAGCTGGTGCTGAGGTAACAAGAGATTCACCAACCACCGAAACCATAGCTTGAGGATTTTTCATGATAGCTTTAAATGACTCGCCCCAACCCTCTGCGTCGGATATTTCTTTAAGTCCTTTTTGTATATTCTCTGGAGCTTGTGGGTAAACTCTGTTTAACTCAGCCATTCTCTTGAAAAAGTCTTCAGGATCTTTAAAACCTAACTCCATACCAATAACATTTGCTACGTTCTTAAGATTTCCCCAACCTCTGTTAAGAGCAAAATTAGAAGCTTTGAATGTGTTTCCTTTGTAAATCAGCATTGCTGCTTCAAGCTCATTAACTTTTCTAAATCCAATAAAAGGAACGCCACGTTCTATCCATGTACCATCTTTCATTTGTACAACATTTGTAAAATTTGGATTCTTAATATTGAATATCTTATCCCTAATTGCTATAGCTTCTGGATCTTTGCTTTCCAATATTGTCTTGTAATTGTTTCGTAGTTCTTCCTCTTGCTTTTTAAATTCATTGTTTATTCTTTTATTGTTTTCAAAAATCTTTTTGTCTTGCTCAATATTTTCAAGCTCCTTTTCCAAAAACTTATTATCTTGAAACGCAGTATCAAAAGTAGACTGATAAGGCTTTAAGGTATTTCTTACTTCTCCCTTATCTTTTTTTAATCTTTCAGAAAGACTATTTGGCTGTTCCAAGGACGGCACATCTACAACATTGTTTGAACGCAACGTAGAACTTCTGTTTTGCGCTTCTTTTATTGCTTCTTCTTGCGTATCAAATCCTTTGCCATCAGTAGGTATCATTTGTGGCAATAGAGGTCTATTGTTTTCAATATTCTGCTTTAGTACGTCTTCCGTATATTCTCTGTTAGCATATATACTTGGAACATTATAAAACTTATCTCCTATAGGTATTGTTCTGGATAACTCAGAAACTAATTCGCCACTAGGCGTTTCAAGAACTGGTCTTCCAGCATTTGTTATTTCGCCAGTAGGATTGCCTACTAATCCATCTCTAGCATTAGTATCTAGGGTTGGTGTTTCTACTGGGTCGTCATTAAAAAACCCAAAAGATCCGTCTGTTGGACTTTGTGTTTCTATTTTGTTTTGTAATGGTGCTTGAATTGACTCGTCATCAAAAAACCCAAATGATCCGTCTGTTGATGAGGTATCAGTTTTTATTAATTGTTGTTTTGGTTGTTGCTGTTTTGGTTGTTCTTCTTCTTCATCGTCAAAGAAACCAAATGATCCGTCATCCATTGCTTATTCACTTTCTGCAATGTATTGTATAATTTGTTCAACTATATCTTCACTATAGCCAAAAGTATTCTTTAACATATTTTCAAACTGTTCTTGCTTACTAGCAGTAAATTTATTGCTATTATTCAATGCTATTGCTCTATCTAGAATATAGTTTGGAACATTCTCTCCATCCTTAAACATTGACGCACCGAAATTCGTTGTATCAGTAAACAGAGTTTGTCCTACTTGCTGGTAGGCTTGTGAAAAACTCAACTCAGGATTAGATTTTCTTAAATTGTCTATACGTTGTTTAAAATCAGATCTCATCCAGCTTAAAACTTTAGGACTTGGTAATTGACCCTCAGTAGTAAAGATAATCATGTCATCTTCAAACTGTTCATTAAATTTCCTGTTTTCATCAGCTTCTTTAGTTGCGCTTGTTCCAGATTTAACTCCCTTTAGAACATATTGACCAGTAGTCGGATCTTGCCTTACGCCTAATTCTTCAGCCAATTTTTTACCCATACTGACTGTTTGACCTTCATTAACTTTGACAATTATACTATTCGGATCAGTACCACCATCTATTATATACAATCCTTTGTATCTGCCCTCAGTTTGCTTTGGTATATTTTTCTCTCTAGCAAGTTCCTCGCCTATAATATGAACTTGGTCAAAGGTTGTGGTAATTGGTTGATTTTTAAATTTCCATTTTACAGTTGCATTTTTCATCTGCTCAATCTTCATTCTGTTTTCTTCTCGGAGTTTTAACATTTCTCTTCGTAATGCAATCTTATCCTCGCCTTGAGCTTGGTCTAGTTTGAGCTTGTTTTCTGCAATAATCCTATCGGTTTTATCTTTTGTTTCAATCTTAAGAGTTTCAATTTCTTTTTCTAAAGCTCTATCCAATACTTTCATTTTTGTATCGTGCTGAAGCTTGTTATTTTCAATTAACTCTTCTGATAACAATTGAGATTTTTGCCTTTCTCCCAAACCTCTTTCTTCCATAGTTTTAAGAGTTATATTGTTATCCATCTTTTCTCTATTCTCTAAAATACTAGCATCACTTTTTATTGTTTGAACATCGCGTTTGGTTTGAGCTGTTATCTCTGCAAATTCCTTTGCCGATCCCATATCAAAAAACTGTCCAAGTGACTTACCTTGCAGAATTCTCGCAATTCGATCATTAGTTTGATCGCTATTTAAAAGTAAATTTTCAATAAGCTTGCTTCTTGTCATATCTTGAATATTTTTAAACCCAGAAGTAGCTTGGTTCATATTGCTGGGTTCACTACCGAACATTGTTCCAACAATTCCTTTTAACGCTTCTGGGCTATAATTAATTGGTGCTTGACCCTTGTAAGGGATCTTTTCCCCAATATCACCCATTATAGCAGTTGCCATTCCTGGACTTACACCTTGACCTTTAGAAATTAATGGATCATCAAAAGCAACATCTTTCTCGACATATTCACTCATAGGAAGAACAAGTCCAGCTAACTTGTTTACTGCTAGTGGATCGCTCAAAATAGCATCTTTATTTAAGTTAAACGCTTCAGATAATGCAGTATTTGCTGCTTCTGTTTTTGTTTGTTGATTTCGCAATCGAGCCAAAGCATTACTAGCACCAGCTTGAGCCATACTTGCTTGACCTCTTGCTATTGCTGCATCGTCGGACGCTGATCCAATTAAAGCTCTGGTAAGATTGCCAATACCAGCAGATAAAGCTGGGTCTAGTGCGTAGGGGTTGTATCGTGTTGCCATTATTTTTTCAATCCGTAACTTGTTCCAACTCGACCACCAGCAATAAGAAGTTGTGCAAGTGGACTGTAAGCTAACCTATTTGCTGCTTCCAGCTCTGTTCCCAGAACACTTGAGTCACCTTTCATAAAGTTACCCATCATCTGAGAGGTCAATCCACTACTTGTAAGCTGTGGACTAATTTTATCAGACAAGAACGTACCAAATGAGTTTAGCTTTGCTAAGTTTTGGTTGTCCTGTGCAATCCGTGTAAGAGCTTTATCTAGCTCCATTCTATTTGTATCGGCAATAAGTTTAGGCACACCACTTGCTGTACCTGTGGGAACAGCGTTTCTGTCGGTCACATCTCCATACAAAGTATTCAAGCGTGTTGATTGATCGTCCATTCCAGATGAAAACTGATCTTGATTGAACATACCAGTAGATTGATCTATTGCTTTTCTGGCTTCTTGCTCTTTTGCCATTCGTCTTTGCGTATCAGCACCTATGTATGCTTTTCTTGCTTCACTCATTCTATTTGCTGCTTGATTTTGCATCATTGCACCAACACCTTGAGCTGCTGCACTTGCTATTAAAGTTGGGTTACACATTATGATATTACCTTTGTTGCACTACCTTGATAGGGGGTTTGTATGCCCAAACCAGCGAAAGGATTATCTTGTCCCATCATGGCTTGAGAAACTGGACTTGGTGTTCCAGAAAATGTGGCTACTGGATCTTCCGTAGCTGTTTCTGGAACTTTTGCGAAATCAGCAAAGAAATTCATGCTTGTTTTGGTATTCGGACTTTTTAATTTTTTAACGCGACCAGCTATATCAAAGTTTTCTATATCTGACGTTTGTTGATTAATGCTATCTACATCGGTAGCTCCTCCAACTAATGCAGACAATTGATCGGTTAACTTTTGTCTTTCTTTTTCTACCTGGTCACGTTGCGTTGTAGTGTAACTTAACGCATTGTCTGCCAATCTCTGAGATTCAATACCTTTTTGTGCGTCTAAACTAGCAATTTGTGCATCTAAATCTGCTTGTGATAATATTCCAGCACTCTTAAATCCCTGGTATATACCTCGGAGAGCATCATCATAAGCACTTGATAATAATGGGTCGTTAAAATCGGAGTAACTTCTGCTGAGATCATCAAAATAGTCATCATTAAACATTTCAAAAGCTTTTGCTAGTTCTGATCGTTTTCTTGATAATGCGCCTGATCTTGCTGATCTTGCTTTCTCTAATGGTGTAAGAGGTCTGTCTTCTGGCCCACCTCTACCATAATAAGCTTCTGTTTCTTCTGGAGTAAGACCCATAAAAGTTTCTCTTGTTGGTACTGGCGTATCTGTCCCTGGTATTGTATCTGGAGCAAATCCAGTATAGGTAGATCCATAAGAACCATCATTAAAGCCACCTTCACCAAACAAAGATTCAAATATACCCATTAGTTCACCACCTTAGAAGAGTTTGACGTTCCAAATAAACCAGTAGGATACTTTGCCATTTGTCGTTTTTCTAAATCTGCTTGTGTAGCAAGACCTTCAGTTGCACCTAAAAACAACGTACCCAATGGAGAATATGGTGGTAATTCTGTTAGTGCTAACGCTCTATTGGCTGCATTTGCAGCTATCAAAGCTGGATCAGCAAGTGACATATTCTGGCTTTGTAGGTCTGCTTTAGACGCTTCTATGGATTTTCTTGCTCCAGATCCATATTCTTTTGCTTTATCAGCAACACCTCTAGCTTGTAATCCATACTGCTTTTGTAAATCAGCAAATTTTCTAGCGCGAGCTGAACTATTTAATAAGTTAGATCGCGCTAGTGCTAGCGTTAGTTCGCTTACAGCGTCATTGTATTGATCGTCTAATTGTGGCGTTGCGTAATCTAGGTAGGACTTTTCTCTATCTGCATAAAATTTGTCGTCAAAACCACTAAACGCATCGTCTATCTTTTTTCTTCCAGCTCTTATCCGACCTTGCCGAGCTTCTTCTTCTGCTCTTTGTCGAGCAGCTTCATCTCTCATTGCTCCAGCACCACCATCACCAAAACACATTACGCTATCTCTCCTCTTTGCCATTTCAATGATCCTGGCTTTTGATCTTCTCTTACATAAGAAAAAGTGTAGAAATTTTCTTTATTTCTTCCGTATCCAGGTATTTTTTTCTCTTTTTTCAATCCTATAAACTCCAGCCACTTATGCACTTGTTCATATCCCTCAATAGATTGGCACTCAACCCTATGCGCTTTTGCGCTATCTAATGCTGGTATTATATCTCGAATAATTGTCTTTGTCAGAAACCCACCGACCTTTTTTATTTTATCTGTTGCAAACATTCCTAAAGTCCAAACACCTGGACGCATTGGTATATATGACAGTATGGCAATAGGATCATCAGCATAAAAACAATAGACATTATCGTGATCGGAAAGACCATTTACTAGAAATTGTGCTAATTGGGTTCTATCTTCTGCCCACGATACGCAAACTATTTCATCGTAATCACGACTTCTCATGTTCATTGCCACATAATGTATATCCTCTGGTGTTGCCTTTTTAAACATTATCCAGACTCACTTTCGTTAAAATGTATTGCAAGATTACCAATCTTGGCTGATCCAGTAGAAGAACACGTTAAACGTGGGGCAATATGCGTTGAATAACCAACGATTGTAGCTCGACCTTGACCATACGTTGTGTTTGCAACAGTTCCAACGTCTTGTAATACTGTTATATCTTGTGGATCTGTAGCTACTGATATATCCCAAGTGTTTTCACAAGTCATATCGAGTGACGTAAAATCCTTAAATGATGCTGGTCTACCAGCGTCAAGAAACGGCATCTGTACTGTTACTGTAGAGTTGTCATACGTTGTGCCGTTAGTTCCTCCTAAAGAAAATAGCTTATTTCCACTTCGGCAAAGTATTTGTGATCCGTCAAATGCCCATTTGTCTATAACAAAACCAGGCTCATAGATAGACCAGGCACTTACTTTAGAGCTAGGAAAGTAGCTAAATACATACACCTTACTTCCTATCGCTAACAAGTACCGACCATCCTTTGGTTCGTGTATTGCTGTTCCTTTTCGCGCATTAAGTATATTTGACGTTATTTCTGCTACTACCAAATCGTCTATTGGATTTCCAATATCGCCTACGAAAGCAGCGTTAGAGGAATCTCTTGCTCTTAGACTTCTTATGCCAGACTTCGAAAGGTAGAACACATCATTGTCACCAAACTCAATAACGCTATCTGGTGCAATTGTACCAGTATTATTAAGAACTTGTATTTGCTGGTTTTTTGTTTCATCGGCATCCACAAACCAAATCTGTATAGCTTGTTCGGCAAGTACAGCAACATTAGAAAAATAATTAGCAATAGCCTTAAGATCTTCTGATCCTCTTGCATTGTTTTGTAGGTTTATAAAACCAGCTCCAGTAGATCCAGTATTCCAATCTGTCGGATCATTAACACTTGAGAAGTGTAATAATGAGTCCGACAAAGAATACATCTTACTCTTTACTGGACGTACAAACTCACCAGGAGTGTACGCTGAAGAAAGACTAGAATCTGCGCCACCATCTAAGAAATTTTGTGATGTTGGTTGAAACTGTGTTGTGACATTGCCGGAAACTGTTATAGCAACAACCTTGTTGTTAAATGACGTTCCTTCAGCTTTAGATATAATATTTACAAACTGATTGACAGCCGTTGCTTCATATTCTGGAGAACTTGCAAAATCGTTTATAGCAAGAGCTATTAAGTTTGCTGTGTTAGTGTTGGATGTTTGCCACGCTACTTGTGATCCAATTATTGATACACCGTCGACAGTAATATCAGTAACAGCATTATCAATGCCACCAGAAAAATGATTTATACTTCCAACAGTAAATTGATTTTCGACACTCGCTACTATTTGTTGGCTATTAAAAGAAATACCATGTGTCGGAGCAGTAATTGTGATTGTGTTTGTTGACGCAACAGCAGTAAATCCACTTGTGCTTGTGTAAGCATTTATAGCGTTGGCAACAGCCGTAGCCGTTGTGTTATTGCTACCAGTATGCTGGACAGTTGTATTAATAATCGCAACATTGTTAACTGTAAGTGTTCTTAGAATATTGCCAGAAACACTTGTGCCACCAGTAACTTGAAACGATCCAGTTGCACTTGTGCCACCAAAAGATCCAGCCGTTATCTCGAATTGGTTTCTTGCTCGACCATCAAACCAGTCTGTAATCCGAGTGCCGTCATAGTAATGAAATATTCTACCATCAGCAAATCGAGCAGCAGCATATACCTTGCCGTTAAAAAAATCTACCGATAGAA